AGATGCTGCGAGACCTCCATCTCGTATCCGCCGTCTACCCCTCGCTCCCCGGCCAAAGCAAGCAGAGCTCGGCCCAGTGAATAGGGCCGGCGTTCCTTCTTCGAGATGTCGGCGAGAACGTCAGTCTTCTTCGCGACCTGCAACGGTTTGTGGCCCGCCTTATAGCGCCGCATGATGTCCTCGCGAGCTTGCGCCAGCGAGTAGCCTTGCTCGATCCAACCGGGCAAGTGTGCGACCATATCGTGCTCGCGAGCGAGCTCGGCCATCAGCCTCGCTTCGTCCTCGCGATCCGGCTCAGCGACAGCTGTCGTTCCTGCCTGTGCCCCGTCCGGGGCCGTAGCCTTGTCAGGCTCCATACGGTCCTCCTGTTTTCCGGCCTCTGGTGGGGCCTTGGGTTCTCCTACTGGCTCTGCAGGCTGCCCAGCCTTCGGGAACCGCAGATCGAGAAAGTCTCTGAGAGCGCTCGCGTCTCGAGCTCCCGTGCATGGCAGTAGTCCGGTGATCTCACAGGCTTTCGCCGCGAGCGTCGTCGCAGGGATCTGAGTGTGAAGGGGAGTGAACTCGGCCGCGATCCCGAGGTCGCCCTGCGAACCGATACGCGCCTCGAGCCGACTATGCGTCTGCTCGTACGATCCCATCGCGTCAGCCATACCGACGGCTAGTGCCTCGCGGGTTGTGAATACGTCGCCACCGCCAAATCGCTCGAGCACGGTCTGTTCAGAGATACCGCGGTTCCTCGCGATGCTAGCGAGCATAATGCTCGCTAGGTGATCGATGATTGCCTGGACGCGGTCACGGCCTTCCTTCGTGAACGGATCGAGTCTCTTCTTCGGGCTCTGGTTAGAGACGATCTCCACCCGCCGATACCCATCGCGCTCGAGCTTTTCGGAGTCGTCGTACATCGTGCTGATCACGCCGATCGAGCCGGCGAGCGCCGTCTCGCTCATCACGATCTCGTCGGCCGCGCTTGCCAACCAGTAGCCAGCTGAGGCGCCAAGTCCGTCGATGTGCGCAACGATCGGCTTCTGACCCCGGCCGTGGTACAAGATCTCGGACAGCTCATGCGCTCCGTCGACCTCACCGCCCGGGCTGTTGATCGCGAGAATGATCGCTTTCACGTCCGGGCTCTTCAGGGCCTTCGTGAAGTCGGAGGAAACCTCCTCGTATGAAGTGGCGCCGCTTATTGCGGTGAAGAGATTCGCGTACCTGAAGAGCGGACCGACGACTGGGATCGTCGCGACCTGGTTCCGCACGGTCACCTCATAGGTGTTGTCCAGGTCGCGCCCGAGCTCCGCAGCGACAGCTTCTGGCGTCGGGTTCTCCCGATTCGCGATCGCGATCATCGTGCGGTAGGCGTCTTCCGTCATTGCCCATGGGCGACTGAGCAACGCCTGGATCACTCGGCCGGCTGGTCGCTTGGCCTGTTTCTCTTCAGTCGAAGACGGCATGGCTTATCCTGTTCTTTCCGTTACCAGAGGGAATCGAGGCGTCGGTGATTTGGTCGAGCTCAACCTTCTGTGCCGATGGTTCGTCTTTCGATCCATCATCCAACTCGACGCCAAGTTCCTCAGCGAGGTCCTGTTCGTACTTGAGAGTCCGAAGCACTTCCTCGAAGTCGAGACCGCGCTCAGAGCAGATGAGGCTCCGTGTGTTGAAGCCGTTCCGAACGCCGAGCAGGGCACCTTTGGCGTCTTTCTCTGGATCCACCCAGGCCCAACCTCGCCCCTGCCAGGTATGGGTCCGCAACGAGGACGTGCGAACGGTCCCGACGTCGAGCGCACCCTTGGCAGTCGCCATCTTGAGCCACTCGAGATACACGCGCCGATGGAAGCGGGAACTGAGCCACGTCTGAGACATTCTCCACGCATCCCGCTCGTCCAGCAGTCCCACCCGAGCGCTCGAATAGCTCGTATTGCTGAGATCGCCCGTGAGGGCCATGTAGCTCACATCGAGGCCTGCAGCGAGAGACCGGAGCACGGCCTTCGTGAATGGATCGAATGCGTTGGCGGGATGTTGCGGGTCGTGGTAGTGGAGGGATTCACCCGGAGCCAGTCGATCAACGCTACCCGGCTCGGCATTGATCTCCGGAGGTTCTGCCTCATCATCCTGCGCAGTCCAGGCGCCGGCGTGTTCCGGATCCACCTCGATCGTCGCGAACTTCGCCGCCTCCGCGCGGCTCGCGACGAGCTCCGCCTCGTACAGCCCAGCAAGCATCTTCTGATCGAGCAGGATGGGATGAAACCAGGGAACCCCGCGGCTCTGGTGAGGGCGTAGAAGCACGAAGTCGTTCAGGATCTGGTCGGCTGGAATGCGCTCGTGCGCTTTGAGCGGAGCGATGGAGAAGAGATCTGCCGGGTGGTTCTTGTGCAACCAGTACGCGATCGGTCGTCCCCACCTGTCCATCTCGACACCCATCCTGATCTCGCCGTAACCACCGCCGGCCTCTTGGTTCAGGTTGAGGTCGAGCAGGTCTGTATCGAGGACCTCGAGAGCGAATCCAAAGGGATTGTCGAACCCACGGACCATGCGGACCAGGTATTCGCCGTCAGTGGCTACGGTCTGCGTGATGAGTTGCTCCACGCCCCGGAAGTCGAGCTTCTGATCGACGGTGCAGTTCTCCCCGTAGCACCATTCCTTCCAGCCCTGCTCAAGGAGGCGATTCACGTCATTTCGGATCCGGCCAGAAGTCTCGAACCTCACTTGGGCCTGGAGCCGGATTCCGAGAGGGCCGACGATGTTCCGACTACAGAGATTGACAAAGCGCTTACCGAAGCTCGTATCCTTCACCAGTTGGCGGGCGCGGTCACGCAATGCACGAAGATCGTGGAGAAGCTCTCGATCGATACTCGTCGAGGAGGTGATCCAATCTTCGGTGAGTCGGCTTACCCGAGCGCCGGCGAACGCAGCTCGATGGCGTTTTTGCTGCTGTCGGCGCCAGGGTGGCACACTGACCGCGGCCCAGAGATCGCTAGCCAGGGATCCCAAATTTCACCCCAGCCGTTTGCACGACTCGATTTGGCCTACGCTTGCGTTCTTCGGCCGCCTCGAGTTGCCTGAGAAGGTTGATGCGCCGCTGAATGCTCATCTTCGCGATCTGGCGGCCCGCGATACCATAGGACTCGATCAGGTTCTCATCAGTGACTCCCGCCTCGCAGGAAGCTCTGAGTGCAGCCACCATCCGCTCTTCGAAGGTCTGGAAGTCGCCCGCCTTGGCAATGCGGGGATCGGGCAGGATGAGGACGTCGTCCTTAGAGATCGAGTACTCTTCGCCATCGTACGAGCCGCTGCCGACCATCCGGGCACGGAACTCGTAATGGCCATCCCGCATGAGGTTGGTGTTGGCAGGCGGAACGGTGATCAGCCAGTGATTCTCGTGATCGCCAGAGGATTGGAAGACGACTTCGGTATCGTCGAGCGAGAGGGTGTCCTCGCCTACGACGCTGTAATTGAGCTGCCAACCCTCGCTCTCGGGATAGTCGGCTTGGTCGGCGATCTTCCACTTCCACGTATCGCCGGCTACCAGACGTTCAGGGACTCCAACGGGGATCGATGGCGCCATGATAGATCGAATCTGGCGCCGATTTGTGGAAAAAAGGGGCCTTTATGCTCCAGGATTATATAACTGTGCGTTATACATCTGCCTCATGAGGGGGTGTTCCGGATTGGGGCTGTACGTGTTCGAAGGGCCTTCTCGAGGGCCGAGAAGCAGTAATCCTTCGTTCACGAGGGTCTTGAGGGACCGACTCACTTGGGGCTGGTGGAGCTGGAGCGATCGGGCCACGTACTCTTGCTTAATCGGCTTGTATTCTCCCAGTGAGAGGTCAGGTAGAACAAACATCAGGACTCGCATCGGCTGATCTCGGAGCTTGGGCGAGGTCACCAGCTTCTGAAGTGGATGCATGGTGCCGCTACCGCCAGCGACCCACCCAGCCTTTGGATTGCTTCGGCCGTTTGGTCTTCTGGAGTCGAATGCCGGCAACATGATCAGAAACATCATCGCTCTCCTTTTCCGCCTGCTGCTTCTCGCCTTCCTTCTGTGCACGCCTGACCCAGTAGTCCAACCGATCGCGCACGGCTCGGCCGAGGGAGTGAAGCGCAGCCAGCGCCAAGACCTCGAGATCGATCGCCTCGTTCCGTTCTCGGATCTGGATGTATTTTCGCACTGGCCGCCCCTTTACTTTCTCCCACACCGCCTTCTCGGCCCCGAACTGGGCGAAATACTCGGCGTCCGGCCCATCCTTCGTCTTACAGAAGTGCATGTATCGCGGCCCAGGTCGCGTGAGCCGGAGCCTGGCGAAGATCGTGTCCTTCATGGCGATCGTGCCGACACTAAACAGCTTTACCCCATCGCGGTTGGCCCGTGAGGCCCTGCTCAAGGGGGCTTTCGCTCGCTCGTCGACGCCCTTAGATGCGAACACGTTCCGCGCCTGACGTGGTCGCACGAATCGATATACAGCTGCCGTCTTGTATCCCGAGTCAATCATCATCGCCCGGATCCGCAGTGTCGTACCGCTCTCGTGTTTGTACGGCTTCGTGAGTAATGCCTCCAACCGGGCCCAGGTCTCGTCCTTCTCGGGGTCGCCGTGGATCCGGTGGTGCGCGATCAGCCAGGACTCTTCAGCATCGCCCCAGCCCTTCACTATCATCTCGAGCCGATCGACTTGGACATCAACGCCGGCCGTGAGCACTCCGACACCTGCTGGCACCTCGGCCGGATATGCAGCTGCTCGAGATGCGAGGCTTTCCGGCGTGATCGTCTCGCCTGGCTCATCCCAGGTCTCTCCCAGGGTCGTGTTCACGAAGACCTTGAGTAGCTCGCGATCGTCGAGTCTCTTTGCTTCCAGGAAGTCCCCGACCAGCGCCGGCCAGCGAGCTCCATCGAAGAGCGAGATGAGTGCGTTGATATGCCAGCCAGGGATATGACTCGAGGGATTGGATGGGATCCACTCGCCGTTCAGTACCATTTCGCGCTTGTGGTGCTCCTCGACCAGGCGCTTGCATCCCACGCACTGGTAGCACGCGGTCTCCGGATTCCGGTCGGTGAACTTGATGCCCCACTCAGAGTCCTTTGTGCCCCAGCGCAGGACCTGCATACACCCACAGTGAGGGCAGGGCACGTGGTAGTATCGCTGGTCGCTCGCCTCGAAGACCTTCTCGATTCTACTCAGGCCCTTCGTGGTCGGCGTCGACGCCATAAGCAAGAGCCGGTTCCAGAAGCCGATGAGACGCTTCTCGACGAGTTTGATCGGATCACCCTCGGTGCCGGCGGAAGCCTCGTACGCGTCGACCTCATCGCAGAGTGCCACGCGGGCGGACTTTCGTCGGAGGCCTCGAGGCGATTGCGCGCCGGTGATCGCGAGGAATCCGTTCGGGAACGACTTGTTGAGGATGGTGTTGTCGGAGTCGCGTGACCTGGCCTCGG